TTATCCGCACTACGATCGGTAATTCTAGTGTCAATGTCAATCGGTCCTGGTGTTTCTTCAAACGCAGGAAATCCAAGTGACCGATATACATCAAGGTCAATGGTAAAATATTGTGGATGCAGGTGAAAGTATCCGCCACGATCCAAGATATGGCAACTGAGTGGCGAATTTTCTTTTTTAGCATACTCAACGCTGTCCATGATTAATTTTTGGCTTTGTAAAATATTGCCGGCAGCGATTACCACGGCCCATCGGTGTGTGGCCGCCAGTGTAGTCAGCATCTCCGTGATGTTTTTAGTTTCATAGGTATGCAGACTATACTGCCCATTAATTTTAAATTTGGTAAAGTCGCAGAGATTTTGTTCAACCTCGTGACACCTGGCAGGAAGATTGTTGTACATGACAACTGCTATTTCGGGGAAGTCTTTTTTCATGATAGTAGTTCGTAGTTAGTAAGTTTAATTATTGGTTGATGTCTTATGTAATTAAGTTTGGCTGCATTGTCCACAATCCCTACAGGGCAAAACCCAGATCTAGCCAAGATAAGGTCAAGTCCATATCCCATGTGGTCTAATCGATCCTGATATTGATAGTACCAGGCGGTGAGTGCAGCGTCCACGTCTTTGGGCCAATGTGGGCCAGCTGCCCACTGATTGGCTGTACTCGGAGCCAAGTGTAGTTTCCAACTGTAACTGATGTGTTCAATGATTTTACAAGACTGCTCCAACATGTCGTTGTCATCGTGCATGATGCAGTACAACGGTTCTTTGCCCACATAAGGATAGTCCAGCATGATTTCGCCGGGCAGTAGTTGTTTCTTAAACACAGTGTTCTTGGGCATTTCGGGGCGTACCAGTTCACCACGATAGGTAAACTGTACTAGGTTTCTGGGTTGAAACTTGTAATCCTTGGGAGCATCTGGCGACTCAAGGCTGTGAAGGCACCAGTGTAGTTCATCAACCAACAGTCGTTGATCATCTTCGAGACCTGCGTACTTTTCGATGCCGGCTCGGACTTCAACATCTCTGTGCATGTGATTAAACACCACTTGATTGGCAGCGTAGTTTTCTGCGCCGGGCAATATTTCATAGTGTGCCCAATTCACAATGTTTTGTGCTTGTGCCTGTACAATCAGTTCTTTAAAGTACGCAATGTTGAATCGATTATAGTCTTGAAGACGGGCTTGTGCCCAGTCAGGATGGTTTTGTTTTACATCAACATGGGCTTGATAGAATCGTTCAGCAACTTCATGGTCATAGAGATTGATATAGAAATCAACTTCGTTGTTGATTTCGACATAGAATTTTGGCATGCAAATATTTATTCGGTGATATTGAGCCAAACAATATTTGACTTTGCTCTAGAACAAGTATACAATAGATTACAAGGAGTATTTTATGTCACAACCCAAATCTTTCAATGGCGAGCAAAAGCTCAAACTCACACAAATCATCAACGAGGGCATGCAAGTCATGCACGAGATTGATACGCTTCAAGGCGGCCTCAATGACACTATCAAAGCAGTGGCAGAGGAACTTGAGGTCAAACCTGCTATTTTGAAGAAAGCCATCAAGTTGGCTCACAAGGCTGAGTTTGGCAAAGAGAAACAAGACCACGAGACCCTGGAAACAATTCTTGAGACCGTTGGTAAAACTCTATAAATATCTGTCTCAACAGCGAGTCGCTCACGTAACGAGCATGAATCACGGCTTACCGGCCACAAACGGAGACTATGAGTTATATTGACGCACTTTTTGATCGTGAACACGATCGCATTCATGTTGTAGAACGCCGCGATGGCGTGAGAAAATACCAAGAGTATCCTGCCAACTACATCTTTTACTACGACGATCCCAGGGGCAAGTTCCAAAGCATTTATGGAACACCTGTAAGTCGTTTTTCAACACGCAACAACAAAGAGTTCCGCAAGGAAGTTAGGATGCACTCAGGCAAGCAATTGTACGAGAGTGACATCAATCCCATCTTTCGTTGTTTAGAAGAAAACTACAAAGACCAAGACGCTCCAGAACTGCACACAGCATTTTTCGACATTGAAGTGGACTTTGACAAGGACCGTGGATTCAGTCCAGTTGAAGATCCATTCAATCCCATCACTGCTATTTCAGTTTACCTGGATTGGTTAGGTCAGTTGATTACACTAGCAGTGCCACCCAAGGGACTGACATGGGAGACTGCGCAAGAGTTGGTTAAAGACTTTGACAATACTTTGTTGTTTGATCGAGAAGAGGACATGATCAAAACATTCCTTGACATCATCGATGATGCAGATGTATTGACGGGTTGGAACTCAGAGGGCTATGATATTCCCTACACCATCAACAGATGTACTCGTGTGCTCAGCAAAGACGACACACGCAAGTTCTGCTTGTGGGGGCAATTGCCCAAGATGCGTATGTTTGAACGTTTTGGTAGTGAGAGCCAAACATATGACTTGATTGGTCGAGTGCATATGGACTATATGCAATTGTATCGCAAGTACACATATGAAGAACGCCATTCATACAGCTTGGATGCTATTGGTGAGTATGAGCTCAATGAGCGCAAGACGCAGTTTGAAGGTACCTTGGATCAGCTGTACAATCAACACTTTAAAAAGTTTATTGAATACAACCGCCAAGATACTTTGCTGGTGCACAAACTGGATCGCAAACTACAGTTTTTGAGCTTGGCCAGTGAACTTGCACACGCCAACACAGTATTGCTACAAACCACAATGGGTGCTGTGGCAGTGACTGAACAGGCTATTATCAATGAAGCTCACGAACGTGGCATGGTTGTGCCTAATCGCAAGCAACGCCTAACAGATGATGATACACAGGCCGCAGGTGCTTATGTTGCGTATCCTAAAAAAGGATTGCATGACTGGATTGGATCAGTTGACATTAACAGTCTGTATCCATCTGCTATTCGTGCCATGAACATGGGACCAGAGACTGTGGTAGGACAACTGCGTCCCATCATGACTGACCACTACATCAAAGAAAAGATGGCCAAGGGTGCAAGTTTTGCGGCTGCGTGGGAAGGCTTGTTTGGCAGTTTGGAATATACTGCTGTGATGGAACAGCAACGTGGTACAGAGATCACTATTGACTGGCAAGACGGCACAGAAAGCACACACTCGGCAGCAGAGATTTGGACTATCATGTTTGATAGCAATCAGCCCTGGATCATGAGCGCCAACGGCACTATTCTTACATACGAGAAGAAGGGGATTATCCCAGGTTTGTTGGAACGCTGGTATTCGGAACGTAAAGAACTGCAGGCCAAAAAGAAAACAGCCAAGGACAAAAAAGAAGAAGCATTCTGGGACAAGCGACAGTTGGTCAAGAAGATTAACTTGAACTCGTTGTATGGCGCTATTTTGAATCCAGGTTGTAGATTCTTTGATCACAGGATTGGGCAGAGTACCACACTTACAGGTCGTGCCATTGCTCGGCACATGGATGCATACATCAATGAATGCATCACAGGCAAGTATGATCACACAGGCGAGGCCATCATCTATGGTGACACAGACTCTTGCTACTTTACAGCTTGGCCTGTGTTAAAGAAAGAAGTAGAAGAAGGCCGCATGGCGTGGTCAAAAGACATTGCCATTGCCTTGTATGACTCAATTGCTGAACAAGTTAATGCCAGCTTTCCAGGATTTATGGAACAGGCATTTCATTGTCCAAGAGAGATGGGTGCGTTGATTGCAGCCGGTCGAGAGCTTGTGGCAGATCGTGGATTGTTTATCACCAAGAAACGTTATGCTGTGAACATTATTGACTTGGAAGGCAAACGATTAGACGTAGAAGGCAAGAAGGGCAAGACCAAGGCCATGGGTCTGGACTTGAAGCGTAGTGATACGCCCAAAGTAATTCAGGACTTCTTGTTGGAAATTCTAAATAGTACATTGCACGGCGCTGACAGAGATTCCATTGTGGCACGTATTCGTGAATTCAAGTATGAGTTTATGGAACGTCCGGGTTGGGAGAAAGGTAGTCCCAAGCGTGTGAACAACTTGACCAAGTATGCGGCAGAAGAAGCACGACTTGGCAAAGCCAACATGCCCGGACACGTTAGAGCCGCAATGAATTGGAATCAGATGCGTAAGATGAATTCAGACAACTATTCAATGCAGATTGTGGATGGCATGAAAACCATTGTGTGCAAACTCAAGTCAAATGCACTTGGGTGGACCAGCATTGGTTATCCCACAGATGAGCAAAGATTACCTGCATGGTTTACTGAACTGCCGTTTGATGATGGATTAATGGAGGCAACTGTTGTGGACCAAAAAGTTGACAACTTGCTAGGTGTGTTGGACTGGGATTTGGCGTCAGCAACCAACACAGAAAATACATTTACAAGTTTGTTTAGTTTTGAATGAAACTCAGTAATATTATTGCTTATCGCAATCAGCTAGAGAGCATGAGTCTTGACGTTATTCGCGGGCAAGTCGAACATGAGTTGTCTGCAATAAATTATGTGGTGGCCAATAGCGAATCAGATATTGGATTTTACAAGCATAGAATTGAAAAGCGGTTTTCTGCTATAAAGGATTCGTTTGATCAATTTGACAAAGTATTTGCAGGACTCAAAAGCGACCTTGACCTACAGATCAAAAAGCAAGAAATTGCCTACTACAAAGAAAGCACACGATTCTATCAAGATGAAATGTGCTGTGAAAGCAACGAATACTTGCTCAACAGAAAACTAGCAATAGATGAAGAAAGTAACTTGATACTTCGTACTAGACTTCGCAGTTATACAGACTGGCGTGTGCCTGGCATGATCATTAGGCCCAGTCGTGAAACATTCATACAAGAACTTGTGCCGCTGGATCCATTGTACATTGTAGATCAACATCAGGATCTAATAGACCCTGCAATGAGTGAGTTTAATGACACGTATCGTGCTCGATTGAGACCATATGTGATTAACGAAGCAGACGAGAAAATATTGGGTGCATTACCCGATGGTCAATTTGGATTGATTTTTGCCTACAACTATTTCAACTTCCGTCCCATGGAATTGATCACACGCTACCTCAACGAGCTGTACCAAAAGCTACGTCCTGGAGGTATAGTTATCATGACCATCAATGACTGTGATCGGGCACACAGTGTGGAACTGGTTGAACAAAAATTCATGTGCTACACACCTGGACAAGCAATCTGTCAGGCAGCCGAATCAGCAGGGTTTGATATTGCATATCAACACACAGGTCTTGGTGATTTATCATGGTTGGAACTACAACGTCCAGGACAAATTAGTTCGCTGAGAGGCGGACAAACATTGGCCAAAATAGTTGCACGATCTAAATAAACCCTGTATACTTAAACACTTAGGAGAAAATTATGAAAGACTGTCTATTAGACTTGGTACAACACACACACGATCTTGGTTGCATTGACCTTGTGAAGATTGTGGGAGATGAAAACTCTACACAAATTGAAGGCTTGGCTGAAGATTTGAGCGTGGTTGTCAAAGGCGAATACAAAAATCCAGTGGCTGACTTTGTTGGCACATTTGGTATGCCTAACTTGAGCAAACTCAAAACACTTTTGAACTTGCAAGAATACAAGGAAGATGCCAAACTCACTATCACACGTAAAACACCCACAGAGCCTGATGGCATTGACTTTGTGAACAAAACAGGCGACTTTAAAAACAACTATCGATTCATGACATCCGGTGTTGTGAGTGAGAAGTTAAAAACTGCAAAGATGAAACCAGTGACTTGGCACATTGAGTTTGAGCCCACAGTTGCTAGCATCATGCGGTTAAAGATGCAAATGAGCGCAAACACAGAAGAGCCAAACTTCCAGGTCAAAACTGATGGTACGGACTTGAAGTTTTACTTTGGTGATCATTCCACACATGCTGGCAACTTTGTGTTTCAACCCGACATCACAGGACAGTTGAAACGTGCGTGGGCGTATCCTGCCAAACAATTTGCCAGCATCATGGATTTAACTGGCGATAAAACTGTTCGCATCAGCGATGATGGTGTTGCACAAATCACAGTAGACTCCGGTGTTGCTGTTTATAACTATCTCTTACCAGCACAAAGCAAGTAATGACTGAGCCTGTAGTTCAAGACAACTTAACTGCCAAGCAGAATGACTATGCTGTGTTCCTTCCAGCTATCTCTGGCTTCTACGCCACATTCATCGGACGTCAACGCAATGAACCGTATGTAGATCCTGCTAGATTTCCGCAAGGACTCACAGACATGGAACAAATGAATTGGCTTAACAGTCAAAAATCATTGTTCCCATATAAATGGTCACTGTATTCTGGTGGTCATGCCAACTTGGACTTGACCAAACCGGATTGGTCAGAAGACATGGTACGTAATCGTGATCCCAACACTATCATGCTTGGAGACTCAGGTGGATTCCAAATTGCCAAGGGCTTGTGGGAAGGTGACTGGCGCGATCCAGATAGTCAGGATGTAAAGGACCAAATGGCCGCGTTTGTTGCAGCCGGTCCTGAGCATGTGCCTGTAATCGACAAAGCTGGTAATCCTGTGTTAGACAAACAAGGTAATCCCAAAGTCAAGATCATAGATCATGCAAAGAACTATCAAAAGCTACTTGATAACGCACAAAAGAAACGTGAAGCTGTGCTAACTTGGCTGGATACCATCAGCAACTATGGCATGGGACTTGATATTCCTACTTGGGTGGTAAATGACGCACATGCAAGTTCTAAATGTAAAATTACCACACATGCTCAAGCTGTGGCTGCTACCAAGTTCAACAATGAATACTTTATCAAGCACCGTCGAGGCAAACACGAAGGTGGTGCACGTTTCTTAAATGTATTACAAGGTGCCACGCATAGTGAAGCCGAGGATTGGTATCAAGAAATGAAGCACTTCTGCGACCCTGCAGTATACCCTGACCGTCATTTTGATGGCTGGGGCATGGGTGGTCAGAACATGTGTGACGTACACCTGATCTTAAAACGTTTGGTGGCCTTGCGTTACGACAATCTATTGCAACCAGGAATTCATGATTGGATGCACTTCTTGGGAACTTCCAAGTTGGAGTGGGCCGTTTTATTAACTGTGATTCAGAGAGCTGTAAGAAAATATGTCAACCCGCAATTCACTATCTCGTTTGACTGCGCCAGCCCGTTCCTTGCAACAGCAAATGGACAAGTCTATTTTGAAAATGTCTTTGAGCACGACTCGAAGTGGTCGTATCGCATGGCTCCTTCGGCCGATGACAAAAAATACGCCACAGACACCCGCAAATGGAGTGACGGAGTAGTTGCTGATGGTATCTACAATAACTGGCAAGACAGTCCACTAAGCAACTTGTTCAAGATGAAAGATGTCTGTATCTACAAAGCAGGCACACCCAAGCCTGGGGTTGTACTTACAGAAGAAAACTTCAAAGATCCAGCACTGTATGATGTGCTACCAGATGTCAACAAGAACGGCAAATGGGGCAAAACTTCGTGGGATAGTTTCTCATATGCTTTGCTTATGGGTCACAATGTTTGGATGCACTTGACTGCTGTGCAGGAAGCCAACAGACGTTTTGATGCAGGGTCTCGTCCTGCCATGATGCAACGTCAAGGTGGAGACTATGCCAAGTTTGAGGACATTGTGGAATCTATCTTTTCCGCACCAGATCGAGCCACTGCGGAAGCCATAATTGAACACTATGACACATACTGGATGGAGATTGTGGGTACTCGCGGTGCCAAAGGCAAGAAAGCCAAGAATGCCCGAACACAGTTCAAAGCATTGTTCTCTTTCGACGAACCCGAAGTTGACACTGAATCAGATGATAGTGTACAATTAGACTCAAATGCATTGGATCAACTTGAACAGGAACAGCAATGAACAGACAAGGACATGAAAACGTAAAGTTTTTTACAGGAACTGAAATAGAACATACTCCCACACATGGTCAAAAAACTTTGTTCGTTGTGGGCTTGCAAAGCCCTAAAGAAATCTTAGATATCCTTGCAGAGCACGGTTCTCATCTTGACACTACCAAACATATTACTCATGTGTATTTTGGTGCCAACATGAGCTTCCCGTCTAGTATACGCACCAATGATGCTGTGTTCTGGAATCCTTGGGAGAACATGATTCAAGCATGCTTGAATGCAGGTTATTGGTGTACCTTGGATATTGATGTTACCTGTGTGGAGGGGTTGTTGGAGACTGCATTGTGTGAGCACAATCACTTCATTCCCATGATCTCAGTCAAGTTGCCTTACATTAGACAGTTAGGATACAATGCTACTCTTAAACTAGACGACAAGGATTTTGACGCAACTAACCCAGGTGTGTGGTGTCACAGTCTACACACATTACAAAAACGTTCAGTGTTCACTGACTGGTCTAGATATAGCAAGGATTCTACAATATGAAAGCAAAAGTTATAAGTCTTAAGGCAAAACTTGTGGGAGAGACTGTCCCCCCAAAAACTCATGGTGCAGCCGGCAGAGATATCGAAAATCAACTTCGTGCTCAAGGATTTCCACTATCAAATCAATCTGGTCCAGATCTTCCAACTGTGGGCCTTGAAGTTAAATCAAGAGATATAGATTCCACTTCTGCACAAAGTATTGGCACAATGCTTCCAGAAGATATTATTAGGACACCCTATCCCGAGTCTGTAATTTGTGAAAAACTACAGCAACAGTACCGTGTCAAACACAAAGACCAAGTTATAGTTTCCGCCGAAGTATACGATTTTTCGCCTAGCTATATACAAGACAGAATTGAAAGATCATACGAGGCTGCAAGACAGAAAATTATTGCCGGAGATTGTAGCAACTATGTATATGGCGGACCATATGGATACTTTGAGCGCACAGTTAAAGGATCTCGATCTTATCAGTTTAGAGTAGCAGATGGCGCGGTAAAAAAGCTAGAATCTATGGCTTCATCAACCTTTAACAA